TGAAAGGTTCAAACAATGTGCCACCGTCTCCACCACCTGAACGTGATCCTACGGATCTTCTAAACAGTTGTTTTACTTCCATAATTTCATTGGCCAATGTGTAACTGTTTTGATCCAAGACTGTGTTTAAAAAAATATAACTTTCCTCCACTGAGTTGTCAGATCTTTGTCTATATCTGCCTAAGGTTCTAGTTAAAGCGGTCTCATAATGGCTGGGATCTAGCTCCACTTCAACCATGCCACCGCCCAGCATGTTTTTAACAAAATCGTATATCTCTTGACGTTGTGTTTGCAAATCGCTCATTGTGTGTATCCTATAACATATTTATCAATGGAGTATGCATGAATAAATATACGCATGCCTAGATTAAGTTTGTACAAGCCAGAAAAGGGTCAAGATTACGCATTTTTAGACCAAACCATAGCTGAAATGTTTACTGTGGGTGGTACCGATGTGTTTGTACACAAATACCTTGGTCCTGTGAACACCAGTGAGGGTGATGCCACAGCCACACAGCCCAACTACAACTCAGTGAAAGAAACCAACATACAAGACCTACTATTCTTAGAAAATAGGGATAGAAAATATGATCCTAATATCTATCAGATCAGAGGCATATACAATGTGAATGACATTGACTTTGACATGAGTCAGTTTGGTCTATTCTTGCAGAATGACACTGTTTTCTTAACTGTGCATATCAACAGTAGTGTAAAAACCATTGGTAGAAAGTTGATGTCAGGAGATGTGATTGAATTACCTCATTTAAAAGACCAATACGCTTTAAATGACTACCAAGTCTCACTCAAAAGATTTTATGTAATACAAGATATTAACAGAGCAGCAGAAGGATTTTCGCCCACTTGGTATCCACATCTTTATAGACTTAAACTTAAACAGATAGTAGACAGCCAAGAATTCAAAGAGATATTAGATTTACCTGCAGAAGAAGGCAGCACAAACACACTGAGAGATGTGTTAAGCACATATGAAAAAGAGATGCAGATCAATCAAGCAGTGGTAGCTCAAGCAGAGGCAGATATATCCAAAAGTGGTTATAACACCAAACACCTATATACGTTACAGGTGGATGATCAAGGGAAGCCTGAGTTAGTGACCACAGACATGAATAATTTAGATGCCAGCACTGCTAATGTTTTAGCTGATAGAATCAATCAAACTCCAGACAAACTTGGATATCAAGGTTATCTTTTGGGAGATGGTTTTGCTCCCAATGGTGAAGTATTTGGCCACGGCATAGGATTTCCACAAGGATCTGAAAAAGGCAATTATTTTTTACGCACTGATTTTTTACCCAATAGATTATTCAGATATGATGGTACACGTTGGGTTAAAATGGAAGATGCAGTGCGAATGACATTGACCAATACCAATAATAGAAATACACAAAAAACAGGATTTATTAACAACACTAATACCACCACAGTGGCGGGCGTAACTACAGATCAACGTCAAAGTTTAACAACAGCATTAAAACCTAAAGCGGACAATTAATCATGCAATTTTTTTACGACGGACAGATACGTAGGTACATCACTCAAATTGTGAGATTAATGAGTAATTTTGCCTATAAAGACGGCAAAGGTGCGTTGACCACCATACCTGTGATGTATGGTGACCTTACTAGACAAGTGGCAAATATTATTAGAGACAACAGTGAAAATAAAATTCCCAGTGCTCCTAGAATGGCAGTGTATGTAACCACATTAGAAATGGATCGCACACGTACTGCTGATGCTTCATATGTGAGCAAATTGCATGTGAGAGAAAGAGCCTTTGACAGCAATAACAAAGAATATTTAAATATCCAAGGAGCAAATTACACAGTAGAAAGATTGATGCCAACTCCTTACACATTGGGAGTGAATGTTGATGTATGGTCCACTAATACAGATCAAAAATTACAAATATTAGAACAAGTTTTAATGTTGTTCAATCCCAGTTTAGAACTGCAAACCACAGATAATTATGTGGACTGGACCAGTTTGACTGTGTTGGATCTTAATGGAATAACTTTTAGTTCAAGAGGTATACCCACAGGCACAGAAAGCGAGATAGACATTGCCACACTACAATTTACAACTCCTATTTTTATCAGTCCGCCAACCAAAGTAAAAAAATTAGGAGTGATTACAAAAATTGTCACCAGCATATTCAATGAGGAATCAGGAGATATTGATTTAGGAATGAGTATGCCTGAGCTGAAAGCATACGAAGATGGAGTGGCTAATAGTGCTAAATCAGATATTAATACCACTGCTGACGGCAAAGTTAATATGAGTAAAGCTGTTAGAACAGATGCAGATGCTGTGGATTTAACTAGTGCGGGTGGTTATGACATAGTGGTTCTTAATAGCGTGGTTCAAATAGTGGACAAAGGAATACTGGGTCAAACCAATTGGAAGATGGTGATGGATCTATATCCTGGAGTGTATCAAGCAGGCATCAGCAGAATACTTTTAGACAGAGCAGACATAGTTGGCACTGTGTCAGGTACATTTGCTGTCAACAGTCTCAATGAAAATCAATTAATTGTGAATTGGGATCCAGACACTATTCCAACCAACACACTATTCAACGGAGTAAGCACCAGAGGCACAGTGGATTATATTATAGATCCAGCCACATTCAATCCTACAGCAATCAAAATTACAGGATTAAGATTATTGATTTTAAGTGACATAGGCGCTGTTGGTCAAGTAGATGGTGCAGATGCTTGGAAGTCCACTGGTGGTGTAGATCTAGTGGCTCAAACCAATGACATTATAGAATGGAATGGTACTCAATGGAACATATTGTTTGATGCCAGCGTGAATTCCAATTCTGAAGATTCAACGGTCTCATTCAAATTCGTTACCAATCTTAACACCGGAGTGCAGTACAAATGGAACGGTGCCACTTGGTTGTTGAGCTTTGAGGGTGAATATCGTAAAGGCACCTGGAACCTCAGTCTATAGCATAATTATTTACATGACCAATAAAAAAGTAATTGGCTGCGGAGCCTTATTCTATAATTTAGACACACAAAGATTCCTATTCCTTCATAGAACACAAAGCAAACAGTCAAATGTGTGGGGACTGGTGGGTGGCACCAATACTGAAGCTGAAACTCCTTGGGAGTCTCTCAAAAGAGAAATCAGCGAAGAAATAGGAGCAGTTTCAATACTCAAAACTATTCCTTTAGAAACGTTTGTCAGCAACGATGAAAATTTTCTTTATCACACATATTTGTGCGTGGTCAAAAATGAATTTTTACCCAAACTCAATCAAGAGCACGATGGATATGCTTGGGTACAATTTGGCAAATGGCCCAAACCCTTGCATCAAGGATTAAGAAACACACTACAAAACAGAACCAATCAATTAAAACTGGAAACAGTTTTTAAGATGTTAAAATTCCTATAATGATCAAAATACTTGGTGACATAATGCTGGATCGTTGGATCATTGGTACTGCTGATCGCATGTCGCCAGAAGCGCCTATTCCTATACTGTTGGAACAATCACAGAAGATTTCACCAGGAGGCGCTGCTAACTTGGCAGTGAATTTGTCATCAATATATGATGATGTGCAATTGTTTGGAGCAGTGGGCAAAGATACAGACGGATATGGTTTAACAAACATTTTAAAAAACACTAATGTGTTTCTTTCCTTAGCTGAAGATGCTGCAATTACCACCACAAAAATTAGATTGGTGGAACAAAGAGGACAACACATATTGCGTTGGGACAAAGAAAAAACATACACCAAAGACAGTTGCTTATCACAGTTGTTATTTTCACTCACAGATAAAAGTATGGTTTTAGTGAGTGATTATGCCAAAGGTGTAATTAAACCACACACTGTAAAACATATTTTAGAAAAAACTCAATGGGTGTTGGTGGATCCTAAACAAAGTGCAGACTACTATCACGGAGCATTTTTAGTAAAACCCAACATGAAAGAATATGAGCAGTGGAATGGCCAGTTTGATAAAGATTCAGCTGTAAAATTTGCCCAAACACACAACTGGCAATGGTTGGTCATCACTGATGGAGTCAAAGGCATTCACACAGTTTCCAAAGAAGGATTTTATACACACGTGCAGGAACCAGTGAGAGAAGTTGCAGATGTTACCGGAGCAGGTGACACAGTGCTGGCTGTGATAGCATATGGAATAAAACAAGGTATGACAGTGCCACGTGCTTGCGAATTGGCTTGTTATGCTGCTGCACGCAACGTGGAAAAATTTGGAGTAGTATCTGTTAGCAAAGAAGATTTAAACAAAGGAGTGGTATGGACCAATGGAGTGTTTGATATATTGCACACAGGACATTTAGAGTTATTGAAATTTGCTAGGAATCAAGGTAAAAAATTAATAGTAGGCATTAACGATGATGCTAGTGTGAGTAGACTCAAAGGAGAAGGCAGACCAATAAATGATATTATAGTGAGAAAACGTCAATTAGAAATGTTGCCTTGGGTAGACGAAGTAGTTATATTTGCAGAAGACACTCCACAAACAATCATAGAACAAATTAAACCAGATATCATTGTCAAGGGTGGAGATTACACAGTGTCCACCACAGTGGGCAATGAACTAGCACAAGTGATCATATTTCCCACAGTGGAAGGATTTTCCACCACTAATATCATAGATAAATTACAATCATGAAAATATTAATCACAGGACACAAAGGTTTCATAGGTCAAAATTTAATGCAGTATCTCACACAGCAAGGTTACACTGTGGAAGGATATGAATATGATAGTAAAACTTTTCCAGACACAATAAGATTTAATCAAGTAATTCATTTGGGGGCTATCAGTAGTACCACAGAAACTAACATAGAAAAAATAATGTTGCAGAATTATGACTTCAGTATGAAATTACTAAAAAAATGTATCAGTGCAGGAGTTCCTTTGCAATATGCCAGTTCAGCCAGTGTGTATGGCAACACAAAAGATTTTTCTGAATCTTCCAATAAAAATCCTAATTCTGCATATTCTTGGAGCAAATATTTGTTTGATAGGGAAGTGGATACAATAATTAAAGACAATCCTAATGCATTCATTCA